CTCCCCCCTTGCGCCCCCACCGTTGTTCCTCTAGGAGTGTGGAATGCAGGATGTGGACATTGTGGAAGAGCTGGCTATCGCCACCATGAAAGCGGGTGGGCAGCGTGAATGGGCGCGGCGAAATGGGGTATCGTTCAAATGGGTAAACAACGTGCTTAATGGACATGCTAAACCGTCCATTGGCATCGCTAACGCCCTCGGCTTCCGCCGCGTCGTGATGTGGGAGCGTATCTCCCCTCCCACTTGCCCCCAGTAGGACCCGTTGCCCCCATGACCCCAGTAAAGCCCCATGACCCCAGTAGGACCTCATGACCTACATCAAGTTCGGTAAAGCGCTAATTGACGTAAATAAGGCGCTCATTGACCTTGATCGTGTCGAGTGCGGAGAGTCGCTATCGCGGTTCATTAAATTGGCTTGGGATATCGTAGAGCCAAATCAAGAATACGTTCATGGCTGGCATATCGACGCTCTATGTGAGCATTTGGAGGCTATTTCTGACGACCATGAACTGGAGGATGGCACGCCGTATAACCGGTTGCTTGTAAATATCCCTCCGGGCCCTATGCGGGAGGACAGCCGCGTGGAAACGTCTCGCGGGGTTGTTCTGCTACGAGATATTCGCGAGGGAGATTTCGTTCTTACTCACCGAGGGCGCTATCGGGAAGTTACGGGCGTTCACCACCAAGGGGTGTTGCCCATTCTGCGGATTGAAACGTGGGCTGGGCGCGTCACACATGCCGCTCCAACGCATCCGTATTTGACGCCTAGAGGGTGGGTCAAAGCGATGGATCTCCGTGTGGGCGACGTGCTGGCCGCGGTTAACCCTACTGAAGGGGATCGCACGAATGACGAGGTATCGTACACGACCGCTCGGCTGTTGGGGTACATCGTGGGGGACGGGAGCGTCACCGCAGGAACCCCTACGTTTACTAACGCCGATCGCGAAGTCGTGGAAGATTTCAAGTTTTGTTGTGCCGCAGAGGGCATAACTACCTCGGAAAGTTTTCGAGGCCGCCATTGGTCGGTTCGCTTAAACGGAGGCGCCGCTGTTCGAGATTTTCTAACCCGGTTCAATCTGTGGGGTAAAAACAGTTATTCAAAACGCATCCCGGATCAAATCAAAAATTCCCGAAAAATGGTTTTGGCCAATTTTATGGGGGCTTACTGGTCTTGTGACGGCATGATCAGCGTTCGGGATACAAAGTCCCGAGGATCTTGTTATCGAGCAAGCTGCACAACGGTAAGTGAAGACTTAGCCGAAGACATACTGCACGCCCTAGCCACGCTTGGTATCGAAGCGAGAGTCCGCCGCCGTTCGAGAACGCTTGAAACCGAAGCCCAACCAGGGGGAATTTACCGTTTTTTAACGGTAGAAGTTCAAAAAGAGGAATTTACCGCGCGGTTTGCGGACCTCCCGGGTCTTTGTTCTCGTAAAGCGGATTTGGCGTCTAAATGCCGCCGGGATTTTGACAGGACGCTTTGGGAAGACCCCATCATTAGTATACAGATTGACGCTGCGGCCCCCTGCATGTGTCTGTCCGTGGATGAGGATGCGTCTTTTACGTGCTCTGGAATAGCGGTTAAGAACACGATGAAGTCGTTGGCGGTGTCGGTATTTTGGCCCGCGTGGGAATGGGGTCCGTTGAATAAGCCGCATTTGCGGTATTTGTGCGCAAGTCATAGCCAGGAATTGGCGGTGCGCGATAATATGCGGATGAGGCGGCTGGTCAGCAGTGATTGGTATAAAGCACGGTGGCCTCATGTTGTCCTGACGACGGATCAGAACCAGAAAACCAAGTTCGAGAACACCTCGACTGGCTTCCGGCAAGCCGCCGCGGCCGGGTCCATCACTGGTAGCCGCGGCGACCGCGTGATCATCGATGACCCGCACTCTGTGGAAGGGGCGAGTAGCGACCAGCAACGCCAGTCGACGTTGGAATGGTTTACGGAAGCGGTGCCAACCCGTCTGAACAACCCGAAGAAGAGCGCCATTGTGGTCGTCATGCAGCGCCTTCATGAGGAGGATGTCAGCGGGATCATCCTGGACCGCAAGATGGGGTATGATCATCTGTGCCTGCCGATGCGGGCCACCCTGTGGCGGAAGGACTTCCCGACCAAGCTGGGCTTCGTCGACCCCCGTATGGAGGAGGGCGAGCTGCTGTTCCCGGCGCGGTTCCCACCCGAAGTAGTCGACCGGGATGAAAAGACCATGGGGCCGTATGCCACGGCCGGCCAGCACCAACAGGAACCGGCGCCACGAGGCGGCGGTATCATCCAGCGGGAGTGGTGGAAGCCGTGGGAAGAGGCGAATTACCCACCGATGGACTTCGTGGTGGCGGCGTTGGACACCGCGTACACGGAGAAAGCTGAAAACGACCCGAGCGCGTTGACCGTTTGGGGCGTGTTTTCGGGCTCACAAGCGTTAACAGCGCATAATTTCATCCGCCCAAACGGTCAGATGACGAGTTTTGGCCAACAGCAAGGCATGTTCGATGAAGCGCTGCAAGTTCGGGCCAAAACGTATCTGAATATGAATAGTGCACCCCGTGTTGTGCTGATGTACGCATGGCAAGAGCGGTTAGAGTTGCATAATCTGGTGAATAAGGTGGCGTCAACGTGCCGCCGGATGAAAGTTGACAAGTTGTTGGTCGAGAACAAGGCCAGCGGCCACAGCGTCGCCCAGGAATTGAAGAGGGTTTTCGGTCATGAAGACTTTATGGTTCAGATTGCGGACATCCGGGGCGGCAGCCGTGGTTTGGATAAGGTCGCTCGCCTCCACAGCGTTGCGCATCTGTTTGCGGAAGGGATGATCTACGCCCCGGATAAGCAGTGGGCGGAGATGGTCATCCAGCAAGCGGCGGTCTTTCCGCGCGGTAAGCACGATGATTTGGTGGATACCGTTAGCATGGCGTTGCGCCATCTGCGTGACGCGGGTATGTTGGTTCGCGCTCCTGAATGGGCGGCGGACGCGCAGGACGCGCTAAGCCGTTCTGGGACGAAAGCTCCCCCACCGATCTATCCGGCATAGGGTAACGGCATGGACTACGCGGACATAACGACCGAACAGTACCGACGCAACGTGCGGGAACTTCAAAACCGCGACCTTGTGGAAGACATCCTTGCGTTTGCTATGATCGGCATGACTGATTTTGCTGAGATTGCGCAAGAAGAAGCTATTCGACGGCTGGAGCGTAAGCGATGACTACGGCACTTGACCTCATTAAGCACTTTGAAGGGTGCGTGTTGCATCCGTATAAAGACGCGGTTGGTCTTTGGACCATCGGTTACGGATGCCGGTGGATCAAAGGTGTTGCTGTCAGCGAAAAAACGGAGCCGTTAACGCAAGAGGAGGCAGATGACCTCCTTAAAGCGGAGATTGTTAAAACGCGGGATCAAGTGCTCAAGGTGACGAAAGGGCCATTGACTGAAAACCAGGTGTCAGCGCTGGTTTCGTTCGTATTCAACCTGGGGCTTGGGACGTACGCCCATTCGACGCTGCTGAAGCTGTTGAACGCCGGGGATAAAACCGGGGCCGGGGCTGAGTTCCCCAAGTGGGTATACGCTGGGGGCGCGGTGTTGCCCGGATTGGTCAAGCGGCGCGCAGCGGAACGGGAGCTGTTCGAGGCTTCCTAGCCTCGCCCCCACAGTCAGCCTTACAAAAGAAAACCGCCAGCCCGGAAGGCGCTGGCGGTAAGTGGGGGTGTCACAATAGGAGGAAACGTCCGAGAGAACGCCTACCAGACCGCTATGCTTGCGTCAATAGCCCCCGCGTGGCATACGGCGAGGGTAGGAGAGCAGGATGGCGCTTACACCCGGTCTTAGCCCGTCGATCAGAGTGCCGCAGCCTGAAGCTGCTGCGCCGCTTTCCCCCGTGGATGTCGATCTCGGAAGCGAACCCGAAGACCTCCTTCGCATCGAGCACGATGACGGCAGCATCACTATCCGCCTGGATGGGAAGCCTTTCGAGGAGGGTGAACCCGCCCCGCGTGGATGGTGGGACAACCTCGTCGACGACATCGAAGCCGGCGAAGTCTCGCGTATTTCAGAAGAACTGCTGCGTGGTATCAGCGACGACATCGAAAGCCGGCGCGAATGGATCGAAGCCCGCGCCGATGGGATCAAGCTCCTAGGGCTCAAGCCCGAACTGCCGGGCCTTGGCGGCAGCGCCGATGGCGCCCCTGTGGAAGGGATCAGCCGGGTACGCCATCCGCTGCTGCTCGAAGCGGTCCTGCGGTTTCAGGCAAATGCCCGCTCGGAGCTGCTGCCCACAGACGGCCCAGTCAAGATCCGGGATGACGGTAGCGCCTCTCAAAGCGCGCTGGCCGACGCGCTGGAGAAAGACCTCAATCACTTTCTGACGGCTACAGCGAAGGAATACTACCCCGATACCGACCGCATGTTGCTCATGCTGGGGTTTGGCGGGACTTCCTTCAAGAAGCTCAACTTCTGCCCCTTGCGTAATCGGCCGGTAAGCGAAACCGTCGATGCAATTGACCTTATCGTAAACAACAACGCCACGGACCTAAGCAACGCAAAGCGCGTCACGCACCGCGTGATGATGAAGCCGAGCACGGTAAAACGGCTGCAAATCCTTGGCGTTTATAAGTCGTTGGACCTTTCGACGCCTAACGCGCCGGAACTGGATAGTGTTCAACGCGAAAAACGTGCGACCGAAGGCATCGCTCCGGAGACCAATAACCCGGAAGACCGCGACCGCGAGTTGTACGAGTGCTACTGCGAATTGAACATTAAGGGTTTTGAACATAAAATCCGCGGTAAAGAAACCGGCCTGGAAATCCCGTACCGTGTGACGATTGATCTGTCGACGCGGCAGGTTCTCTCCATCGTTCGGAATTACAATAAGGACACCGAAGAACTACCCGAAGCCCGACGGACTTTCGTAAAATACACGTTCGTTCCGGGCTTTGGGTTTTATGACCTCGGATTGTTAAACATCCTTGGCAACACGACGAACGCCATAACCGCGGCGTGGCGCGAGTTGTTGGATGCCGGAATGTATTCCAACTTCCCCGGTTTCCTCATGGCGGACCTGGGAGCCCGGCAGAACACCAATATCTTCCGTGTCCCGCCTGGGGGCGGCGCACTGGTCAAAACCGGTGGGGCGCCGATCCAGCAGGCGATCATGCCGCTGCCCTACAAAGAGCCATCTACGGCGCTGATGTCCCTGGTGGACAACATCGCCACGACCGGCATGCGTGTGGGCGGCACTTCTGAGCTACAGGTCGGCGAGGGTCGGCCCGAGGCCCCGGTAGGAACCACGCTCGCGCTGATCGAGCAGGCCACCAAGATCATGAACTCCGTCCACAAGCGGCTGCATGCCGCCCAGGCGGAAGAGTTCCAGCTGTTGGTTGAGCTGTTTCGGGAGCACCCGGAGAGTTTCTGGCAGCGCAACCGCCGGCCGTCACTTCAGTGGGACGAGCAGACCTTCCTGCAAGCCCTGAGCGATTGCGAACTGATCCCTCAAGCGGATCCGAATACGGCCAGCCACGCTCAGCGCGTCATGAAGATCATGGCGTTAAAACAACTCCAGGCAGCGCAACCGTCGCTGTACGATCCGATTGCGATTGATCGCGCGGCGTTGCAGGCGATCGGGTTCAACAACCCTGAGCAGTTCTTGGCGCCGCCGCCGGCGCAGGCCAGCCCGCCGCCTGAGCTGATGCAGGCGCAGGCGCAGATCCGCCAGGGCGATATGATGGCGCAGGCGGCCAAGACCTCGGCGGACGCGAGGATGCTCGATGCCCAGACCAAGGCCCGAGTGGCAGGCTTGGCTGGAGGGGAAAAGCATCATGGCATCACACCGGCGGAACTTCGGCTTAAAGCCGCATCTGAAGTCACCAAGGCCCGGCAGGTCGACTTTCAGCATCAGCGCGCTGTGGTTGAGGATCGTAACCGCGATCAAGATCGCATGGCTAAGGTTGAGATAGAGAAGATGAAGCTGGCCGCGGACGCGATGCGCGAACAACGGCAGCAGCATCATGAACAGCACATGCATGAGCGCGATTTGGTTGCGCAGCATATCCGTGACGCTATAGGCACGCCGCCAGTGCAGGGGACACCGCCGGCATGATCCGCATCTGTGGGAGTACCCCGAGTGTTTGAACACGACGCCAAAGCCATCCGTGCTGCCCGCCGAGCCCGTGCTGAGCACATGGGCGGGTCAAATGACCCCCATATTAAGGTCGACGCTTCGTCTTGGAAGCCGACGGAAGCGGCCAACATGGAGGCCAAGACGGGCCTTCGGCCGATCTCCCCGCAGCATCGCAAGCACGGCGGCAAGGTTCACGGCAAGCAGGCTGACCATCATGGCGGCCGTAAGCCTCGCAAGACCGGCGGCCGGGCGATCGCCGATGCTTACGTCAACCGCGACGTGAAGGAAGCCAACGCTGAGCACGGTAAGCCGCACGACGGCGGTTATGCCCGTGGGGGCGCTCCGGACGCGAGCTTCGAGGACCCGGGCAGCCGTCGAGTTCGTAAGCGCGAAGCGTTCCGTCAGCGAGCAGCGCAGCAGCCTTCTAGCCCTCCGGCTTCGGAGTGGGGCGGGGAGGGCCGTGATCCTTT